GTTGTCAGCGGGAGCGGTCATATTAGCCTGCTTGAACTACGTTAAGGGAAACCGCACCGCTGGTGTAAGCAGACACGTTCAGCCGAACTGCAACCGGAGGCACTACGATGCTCCCTTGCAGACTGATTGTTTGCGCTGTCAACACAGCATGCTCGAACACGCGAGCAGTCCAGAGATTCGACGACCCCTTGGCCACGCTCGAAACTCCGCTGTTCGCAACCGTGATGGTATAAGTATTCGCATCCACCACACTTGCGACAGAATAAGCTGCGTTGAAAGGGGCTGCCGCATCCATCTGCGTCCAGTCCCCTACTGACAGCCCGTGCCCGGTCTTGGTAATCGTGCCAGTCGTGGTCGTGCGAGATGCACTCCACTCCTGGGTTGCCTCCGTAATCGGGTCGTAGGTCACCTGGGCGCTCCAGGTCAGCACCGCGCCCGAGGTGATCTTCCCCGCGATGCCGACAGCGAAGTTGCTGGCGACAAGGCGGTTGATGTTCAGCCACTGCGAGAAACCTGCAGCGCTCTGAGTTACCGACTGTGGGCGCATGGCTTACACCGCGGCAGGGTTGATCAAGCCAGATTTGTCCGCGGCGGCTGTGATGGGACAGAAGTTCTGATTAAACGCCAGCTTGGTGCCGGTGTTAATCCAAGTTTGCGCGATGTTGTTCAGCCCCCAGATGCGGTTGTCGTTGCACTGGCCGGTCCAGGCGGTGCCGCTGGTGGAGATCGCGAGGCCCGAAGTCGTCGAGGTGTTAGGACGATTGATGAAGTTGCGCGAGAACTCGAAGTTCGTAATACTCGCGGCGCCAGCTGCCAGCATCGCGGCGGTGTCGTTCAGCACTGCCCAGTTACCGTAGTTGTCGCGAATTTGCCACCGGTCCTGGTTGACTGTAGTCTTGAGCGCCGTGGTAGCCGCGGTGGTGCCCAGACTGGAGATGCGGTTGTTCGTGAAGGAGAAACCATCCGACATGTTCGCAGTTGCGCTGGCAGTAAAGATCGTCAACACATTGAGCGCGGAAGACAGATCACGGAACTCGCAGTTGTCGATTGCGAAGTCTGGCGTACCGCAAGTGATTGTGGTAGAAGCGACCGTCTGCGACTGGTTGAGCAAGTAGGTGCCGATGCCGCCTGTGGTGCCGGTGAGCTGACTCACAATCTCCGTGCCCGGGATGACGCCAGTGCCGAACAGACTTGCTCCCGGGTAGATGGTGCCGGTCGCGGCCACTGCGTTAAAGGTCGTACCGGAGATGGTAGACGTAGCACAAGAGGCGCTCAGCGCGGTGAATACACTCGCGACTGCGGCAAAGTTGCACAGGAACAGGCAGTTCTGGATCGAGATGCCGGCGGCCAGAACCGGGATATTCGCAGTCGTCGCGGTGGACAAGATGAACGTAGGGCGCGAGATGCCCGTGCCCAAGCCGACAATCGCCACGCCGGCCATGCTCAATGTCAAAGTCGTCGCATCACTGAGGGTCTCCAGATGATTCGGGCGCACCATGATGATGTCGCCACGGCCCTGAACACACAGCAGCAACGCAGCTGCCACCGTCGAGAGGGGACTCAAGAAAGTGCCGTAGTTGGCATTCGACGCGCCCCGCTGACCAGGCAGCAGATTCGTCGCATTGTTGCCCACCCAGAACACGCGGCCTGGCTGAGCTTGAAGAAGGGGAACCTCGCGGACAGTGATACCATTCGCGAAGCCATTGGGGTAATTCGATGCGGGCATGTTAAGCTCCAAAAAGACAGTTACGAAAATCGCCAGACTGGCTGGCACTTCTGGAAAGTACGCGCGAATTATCGTGGGATATTCCGCGCGTTCTCGTTCAGTTCACTTACGGACCATTGCTGCCGTAGATACCACGGGGGTCGGTGCAACCCAGGCTGAAACGCATGTACGTCGCAGCCTTGGCGTTCTTGGTGTCAAAGTCATTGTCCTGATCGAACATCGGCTCATCGCGCCAGAAGAACGTCATCCCCTCGGGGCAGTTGGTCCGGATGAACCAGGGGTGCGCAGAGGTGAAGTAGTGATTCATCTTGATGCCCTTGGGGAAGGCATTCGTCGCCTTCAACACGTTGATCGCGTTGTTGGCTGAATCGTTCTGCAACACCGAACCCAAGATGCGATTGGCATTGTACCACTCCTGGCGAGCCACGTGAAGCGACTGCGGCATGATGTTGATCAGGTTGCCGGTGTCGTTCTGCGCGCCCATGATCTGAATGGTCAAGTCTTCCAGGGAGGACTCAGCCAGATCAGCTGCAGGGGACAAAGCATTGCTGTACGTGCCGCCCGTTGCGTTCACGTGAGCAGTGGAACACAACGCGGCACCATCACCAGTCGTGAAACTGGTCGTGACGAAAGCCGTGTTGTAGGGAATAGCGGACACCAGCTCAGTCGTCTGACGCATCGCGTAGGCATTGCCTGCCGCGCGACGAGTCGCAACTTCTTTGTACTGGTTATCCCGCAGCTCTTCGTAGGTCACGATGTAGCCCAGCGCATACGCAATGTGGGTGTAGGTCGTCACGACGCCCTGTAGTTCCCCATCATACGTGATGCCCTGGCCCTGAGGTTTGACCACGCCCAGGCCAAACGGGGTGATTTGCACGCCCTGTTCGTAGGCTTTGTCCGAGCTGCGCACGTCGTACAGATCGGTGTATTCCGCCTGATGCTCGTCGTACACCTGACCCCAGGTAGTAAAAATCCCCGGCCACAAGAGCTTCGGGTGACTTCCGGTATTGATTGTTCCGCCAGCCATGATTGTGCTCCTTTAGACGCCAGTTGCGCCAGTGCCATGAGCAAGCTCGTGGACGTTAATCTGAACCAAATGCTTGGCGTAAGCGCCGAAAGCGTTGTTGGGACGTTGCGACAGGCCCATCAGCTTGAGCTGCAGGGTTGCCGTGGTAGCCGGAGTAGCACCGGTTGCGGAGCGCACCTGCCAACCTGACACGTAGCCGTTACCAGCGGCCAGCAGGGAAACGGTGTTAAGACCGATCTCGGTTGCTGCCAGAGCGGTGCCATTGGACTCTTCTTGAATCTCGAAGAGCACATCGGGATCGTCCACCACGGAGGCGTACCACACTGCCGCGTCCGAAGCCGGGCGGTAGGTAATGTCCAGGTTGGACGGATTGAATAGGCCGCCAGGGGTCTTGCCCAGCCCCACGATGACGCCACGAAGCGCGCCAGTCGCGGCACCGAGCACCACGCCAGCAACGCCATTCGCATCGGCGGTACCACTGGAAATCACAGGATCGCCAATGTAGAGGGCAGTGCCGTAGGCAGCTGCGATAGAGTACAAGCGAGCTTTTCCGGTCCACGGAGCACCGTTAAGGTACTGTCGAGGAACGAAACCGCTCGCGCGATTGTCATTAGGCATTTAGGCCTCCATTGAGTTAAGCGGCACGCGCCACTTTGCGTTTAAAAAAGTCCGGGATTTTGGTGCGGTTTTGATCCACGTAGCGATTTGTGCTATCCGCACCGCCCGAGTCCTGACGACCGCCCAGGAGCGAATCGACCACCTGGTCATTCCGCTTTTCAACTAACTTCTGATCTTCCTCGTACCACTCTTGCTTGATTTTCATCAGCACCAACCGAACCGGCTGGCCATCCCGTCCTAGCTCATTACCTGCGGCGACTGTAACTCGGGTGCCCATATCAGTGTTGCCAGTGCGGGTGGAGGTTCCACCAAGGCCGGCATCATTTACGGACGTTTCCACTTCATCCACAAACTCGTACCCGCCCTGGAGAGCGCGGTCTACGCGATCGGCGGCTCCGCTGAACCAGTGCAAATGATACCCAGGAATCTCAGGCACAGAAAGCCTCTGCACCGGGACACTCATAGGGATGCGCTTGCGCTCGGCGCCGGAAGAACGATTTGCAGGATTGATTGGGGTGATCGACATGATTAGGCCTGTTCGAAGTAAATGTCAGCATAGCGCTTTTGCCACTCTGCCGCGGTTTTGTAACGCTTATTGGGGCCGACGAATTGCTTTACGTCAGCATCACAAGCCGCCCGCGCATCGGCGGGGAGAGCAGCGTAGCCTTTCCCGCCACTGCGAGGACCGACTTCGCCACTGTTGCGGGTTGCTTCGACTTTCGAGGCGGGAGCCTCTTTCGAGGCGAAGGTAGCTTCAACTTCTTCACGCACCTTCTCGTAGAAATCTACGCCGAGCAGCTGGGTACCGCTGTCGCGGAGCTCTTGCGCGATGCCGAGAGCCAGCGCAGTGCGACGCTTATCCTGACCAAACCAGGGATTGGCGGCATTCCACGCCGCAAGTTCAGGCGGAACCGCTGCTGGTTGAACTGGAACCACTTCGGCTTTCTTCGCCGGCGCAGCTTCTGCGGCAGTTTTCAGGTCAACCATCAGCCCTGTGATTTCAGCAATCGCTTCGTGATCACCGGCCTCGCTTGCCTCTCTCAGGCGCACTTTCAGGTCCGCGCGAGAACGCTCAACTGCTCGCTGAGTCTCAACCGAGTGGCGCTCTTCAATGTCTTCAATCGCCTTGCGTGCCGCAACGAGTTCTTGCTGAGTTTGCTCTTGCTGCTGACGCAGTGCAGCTACATCACCTTGCAAACGGCGGTTGTGCTCACGAACGATAGGGAGAACTTGCTCCCCGCGGGCCAGATATTCCTCCGCATCGACGAAGCGTTCTGCCTCGCCCTTAAAACGATCCGGCGGCATCCAGCCCATTGCCTGAGCCTTCGCCTGAATCTCCGGCGATGCTGCGCTTTGCACGACAGTTTCAGGCATTTTCGCCTCCTTCGTGGGTGATGGCGCAGAAAATGTCTCGATCATTTACGAGACGGTAGGACTTTCCATCCTTCGGCCCGAGAGCGGTGAAGCCTGCGTACTTCGTCACAAGAACACGCTCGCCCGGAACTGCCCGAGGTACGGCTTCATCGTACCAAGCACCGGGTCCCACCGCAATCACGGTTGCCCGAGTGTCTGCCATCGCCATGCGATCCTTCACTGTGTCAGGAATCACGATCATCGAGCCTTTGCGCTCAGGTTCATACACCTGCAACAGCACCGCGACGCCGCGCGGCTCTAGTCCAGATTGATTTTCAATCATCTTTCATCTCCGATACATATTGCTCGTAGGTCAAATCAGTTACAAAAGCGTAACCCTTACACGCGCCAAGGTTGCCTACATTCACCAAAGCCGTGCTTGTGTCCGAATAATCCGTAAAGCTACCTCCTTCCCAGGCTTGCCTGAGTTCTTCTCTCTTTGCGTGGAGTAGTTTCACCAGAGCGACCGTCCCTGGATGAGATCTCCACCCGTCAAATTCTTCCTCTGTGAGCAATCTCATGCTGCACCCGCTTTCTCTGCTTGCTTCATCCCAATTGCATGCTTGCTTTGGAGTTCAACCGCACGCAAAATCGCGTCGATCCGCCCAGTGAGTGCATCATTTGCGTGCTTCGCGGACGCTAGCTGAGCGTTAATTGCCGCGACCTGCGCGTAAGCGGCCTCCGACTGTGCGTTTGCGCTTGCTTCGTCAGCC